AGGTCGTATCCCTAAATAACCTCCTTATAATACAGACAAACCCCGTTGCTCTTAATCTGGCAACGGGGTTTTTCTTTGGCTAAAATTTACACTTCCCTTCTATTAGTTTATATTGAACCCACTTTAACCGGGCTAATATACACGCAGTATGAGCGACCAAACATTAACAGTAGAAGACTTGAGAGGCCTTATAAACAAGGGGCAAGCCAAAGATCCGCTTGTGTTCTTGGAATCTGTGATGAATGGATCTGACCCAAGGCAGATATCCCGCTTATACAAACTGGTTACAGATATACATGACTTTAGCGACGGCAACCCTGACCCTAGGGATTGGGCCGAGCTAATAGACATCGTATTGGCTGATTATAAGTATCGCCCGGTCGGTTTAGGGGAGTCTATTACCGCTGCTAAAACGGTAGCCGAGTATCTGTATGCAAAGCGTAAACAGATAGACACCAACGGTGGTAACAACGGCGGGTACGACTCAAGTAATAATCCTTTAACAGAGGAAGAGGTGGAAGTATTTAAGGAGAAGTTCAATGAATGGTTCTGAGCTAATCCTAACTGAAGAAGTAGAGCTCTGGTCATACAATGAAAAGCGTATGCTAAAGCATATGCTAGAGAACGACGGTATTCAGTTCATGCGCTACTTCTTTGCCTTGAGAGAAGGTAACAAGATGATACGCAACTGGCACCATTACGCCATTGAGTATGTCCTGCAAGCGGTATTTGACTGCAAGATAGATCGCCTTATAATCAACATAGCTCCGGGTTATACCAAAACAGAACAAGCGGTTCTCAACTTTATAACTCGGGGTATCGCATTAAACCCTAGATCTAAGTATATACACACCTCCTACTCCGGGGACTTGGCACAAGAGAACTCGTCTAAGATAAAGCAAACAGTCCAGACTCCTGAGTTTCAAGAGTTATGGCCTATGCAAACTCGTACTGACACAAAAGGGAAGAAGCGTTGGTTCACTGAGTTAGGCGGTGGCATGATGGCAACCGCCAGCGGGGGACAGATAACCGGCTTTAGGGCAGGGCGAATGGAAAGTGGGTTTACAGGGGCGTTTATAAACGATGACCCAGTCAAGCCTGACGATGCCTACAGTAACGTAAAGCGTAATGCTATTAACAACCGCTTCAATAACACAATGAGGTCACGGTTAGCAGTAGAGAGCGTCCCTATGATTAATATTATGCAACGGATACACGAAGATGACCTTACCGGGTTTCTGCTTAAAGGTGGTTCGGGCGACCATTGGCATCATCTTGTGATACCTACGCATTTAACAGAAGAAACCCTTAACAAGCCTTACCCGGAAGAATATACATATGGGATTCCTATAAATATAAACGGAATCCTTAGAGCGCTCCACGGCGGACCACAGTATGCTTTTTAGCACCGAGGCTATGGCTGGGCTAGTACCCCTAAAAATACCCGTTGGAGCTCCTCTATGGCCGTTCAAACACGACCTAACTCAACTGCATACCCTTGAAACAGGCGACCCCTATACTTTTTCAAGTCAAATGCAGCAAAACCCCTCCCCGGCTGGCGGAGGTATGTTCAAGGATCGATACTGGAAGTATTACGAAGCCGTACCAGCGGGTATGGACATGATACGTATATACGGGGATACAGCGCAGAAGACCAAGGAACATAACGACTACAGCGTGTTCCAATGCTGGGGTCGAGTACCTAATCAGGGCGTATACCTACTAGATCAGATTAGAGGTAAGTGGGAAGCGCCTGAATTGGAATCTAAGCTAGTTGAGTTTTGGAACAAATGGAAGCCTAGTTTACGGAAACCCTTTGGCGCTACCGTTGTTAAAATAGAGGATAAGAGTTCAGGCTCGTCCCTTATACAATCCATTAAAAAGAATTACATGATACCCGTTGAGCCTATCCAACGTAATACAGACAAAGTGTTTAGGGCGATGGGTGTTGTTAAATACTTCGCTAGCGGTTATATATTCTTGCCTCTTGATGTGGACTGGATCAACGATTATAAAGAGGAGTTCCGTAAGTTTACTCCGCTGATGACCCATAAGCACGACGATCAAATAGACCCTACAATGGATGCAGTTGAGGACCTAATTGTCTTTGAGGATATGCTATATAGCTCTAACGCCATAGGGGCATGACAAAATGAGTACTATGGTTACTATTATTCAGTCAGGGTAATACGTATGTAAATTTTAATATAAAATACAAAATGTGTAAGGGTATACAACGTACAAAAACCTAACCATAGTAACCATAATTCAATTTAACGATAATGAGGACAAACCAGTGGACAAAAACACGTACCAAGAAGCCCATATCATGGACTCTGACCAAACGGCGCTAAACGACAGCCTGGAAAACCTAGTGGCTGAGCTTGGTACTAACCAAGACAAACGATCGCACTCGCGTTTTGTAAACTCTAAGCGGTTGTCTGCCGATGGTATGCAGGAGGAGCTCAACGCGTTATACCGTACGGACTGGTTAGCGGGTAAGGTCGTTGACATTATACCGGATGACATGACCCGGGAATGGCGCTACTTTAGCGGGGACATTGAACCCGAAACCGTTGGTGCATTGGTAGAAGAGGAAGAGCGTCTTGGTTTGGCCGATGCGTTTAATCAGGCTCATAAATGGGCGCGGCTTTACGGGACTGCTTTTATTGTAATGAACATTGACGACGGCCAGCCTGTAGACCAGCCGCTTAAGATTAACCGGGTTAGGAAAGGTGGGTTGAAACATATTAAAGTTATTGACCGCCATCGTATAGACCGGGCTGACCTGCAACCGATTGAGAACCCGCTGGATCCTAACTACGGGATGCCAAGTTATTACCGCTTTGTTAATACTAACGTGAAGATTCATCATACCCGGGTAATAAGGTTTGACGCAGTTAAGTTGCCGTTTGATGAGTTTAAGCGTAACAACTATATGTCTGATTCGGTGCTAGATCGCCTATACGAAGCCCTTACTAATTTCAATACTATTGCAGCGGGTTCGGCTAGTATGGTGTATGAGAGTAACGTAGATGTGATGAAGATTAAAGGGCTTATGAATTATATACAAAGCCCGGAAGGTACAGCGCTGATACAGAAGCGGTTCACGCTGGCGAGTATGCTTAAAAGTTTCAACAATATGCTGATATTGGACTCTGACGAAGAGTATGACAAGAAGAGTAACACTTTTGCTGGTCTACCGGACCTGCTGTATGCCCATGCGTTATTTCTGGCCGGTGGTAGTGATGTCCCCGCTACACGTCTTCTAGGTAGTTCTGCAAGCGGCTTAAACGCTACTGGCGAAGGGGACATGAAAAACTATTATGACGTTATACGTTCTAAACAGGTTAACGACTACAAGCCCAAGCTAGACTTGTTTGATATCATAATGGCCAAGAGCCTTGGTATAGCTGACGACGCCGACCTGGATTACAAGTTTAAGTCGTTGTTCCAGATGACACCTAAAGAACAAGCCGACTTGGACTTTATTAATGCTCAGCGTGATCAGATATACTTGGACAAAGGTGTTGTTCCCGAATATACGATAGCCAAAGAACTAAAGCAGAACTCAACTTATACTAACCTAACCGATGACCATATTACAGAGTTAGAGGAATACACTAATGGCTTTGAACCCGATACCAACGAGCTTGAACTTGGAGCTGAACAAGAAGAACAGGCTGGAGAAGAAGAAGAAAGCGAATCCAGTGAGGAACCCCAAGGGACCGGAGGTGAAATATCGTAAGTGGTTACAGGGTATAGCTAAGCGCCTAAGAACAGACATAAACGAACAACTGATACCTGTTCTTAGACGCTTACAGCCGGAGTATGTTAATGACGCCTATGCTAAGGCCTTAGAGCAGGTGTTTGAGAACATAAAGCGCAACTATGTGGACATTGGTCGCAACGCTGCTATAGTGAGTAACTCGTTTACTGAGGACGTTAATCAGGTTAATAAACAGCGGTTTTATAAAGCAATGGAAAACGCGGTTGGGGTCAACCTGAACAACGTACTACAGAACGAAGGTTTGGAGGATATAATGTACTCCACAACCAAAGAGAATGTGGCATTGATAAAGACAATACCTGAGGAGTATTTTAAGCAGATAGAAGGTATTGTTTTTAGGGGTACAGTGCA